TTGATGGCGGGGTGGTTGTATTAACCTCTGTCTTTGGAGCCTCATTGACAGTTTTTGTTGATGCATCAACTAACGCTGTCCCAGATTTGTTATCATTTGCTGCTTTTTCCATTTGTTTTTCATTGAGTTCTTTTGATTGCCCTTTTGTAGGTAAATTAGCCTCCTCAAGTTTTTGTATTCTTTGTTTATCAGCTGCTAATTCGTCTCTGGCCTCTTTTTCATCTAGTCGTTTAGCGGTTAATTTTTCTTCAGCTGATGCTTCACTTTTTTTCAGTTGAGTTAAACGCCTTTTTTGTTGATTGTTTAGTGTGTCGCCTTTAGCTTCAAGTTTAGCCTTTTCTGTTTGTATGTCTTTTAATCTCGTTTCTGCCTTTTCAGTTTCCTCCGCTGCTTTTGTAACATCCTTTTCTTTATCCTCTAAATCATCTTTGAGGTCTTTAGACTCCTCTAGTCTTTCCTCTGCTGTCATGTCTCTGACATCTCTTTTGCCAAATATCTTATCCCCTATTGTATCACCAGCGACAGCTCTCACCGCTGACTGAACTCCCCTCATTACATAATCAAAAATATTCATTACTCCATCAACTATTTTTTTAAAGAAATTATCCACCACATTCCCTAACATTTCAGTGCCAGTTTTACCTTCTCCCTCCATCCCAAATAAGCTCAAAACAAATTTAAGAGCAGTATCAATCGCATCTTTTATCGCTTTTAATATATTTTTACCGAGGTTCGATACGGATTCTTTGATTAACTCGAAATCGCCTGTCACAATACCTTTAAGTAAATCAACAACATTTTGAAAAATGTTCTTAAAGTTTTCAAATTGTTTTTCGAGGCCTTCAAGTATAATATCAAGTCCACCACCCTCTTTTCCCATGAAATTGATAAACGCATCATATATCGGTTTTAAAACATCGTCATATAATTGTTTAAAGATAGGCATAACATCATCTTTTATTTTTATTAAGGCAGGAACAATCGTGTTAAGAAAAAAGTTTTTTAAGTCTACTAGGACGGGATAAACATTTTCAGCAAAAAAGTCTACAAAATCAAAAAGAAGTTGTTTAATCTTTTCAAACATCGGTGAATTTACTATCGCCACCAGACCTATCAAAAACACCGAAAATACAGCTGCAAATTTTGAAAATAATTTCTTTAAGGGTTCAAATAATTTACCAAGGGCTTTACCGGCCAAATCTTTCCCTCCAGCAGCAAGTTCTCCAACAGCTGCTCTAGTTCCCTTATCCTCTTTAGTGTCCTTAAACCTTTGAAATAAACTTCTGCGATTTTCAAGTTTTTGTGATTTTAGTTGTTGCTTTTTATATAGTCTTTCCGCTGCTTGATACTGTCTATTATTTTTTGCATCCTCGCCAAGAACCGCTTCAATCTCCTCCATTGCTTTTTTTGATTTTTCAGTTACTTTTCTTTGTTCCAACATTTCATCGTATTGTTTCTCTGTTTGCCCAAGAAGTTTTCTCTCTATCTCCTCTCTTCTCACTGCCGTTTCATTTGCTTTCTCTGCTTCTTTTTTTGATTGCTCAAGTTTTTTTACCACAGCTGCCCTGTTTTTCGGCAATCCCGATTCCCGTTTTTTTGCTGCTTCTAATAATCCAACAACTCGCTGTAACTCCGCTGTTGTTTTTTGGGATTCACGATACATATCGTCTTGAGTTGCCATGATACTATCCTACTTCTTTACATTCGTGTTTTTACTTTTGATGTAAGCTTCTTTACCAAAGAACGCTGCAACGATTGCTGCAACAGAGACAAAATATGTCGCTGCCATATCACCCAAGATTTTTGCTGCTTGGTCTATGTTCATGAGAACGGCTAACACAACTAGAGATGGGTACAACAACATACCGGCAAGTGCGAACCACGCCATTTTGCGTTGAGCGTCTTCCTTCTTGTCCTCATTCTCTAGTCTTACTAATTTTTGGTCCATCTCAAATTCTTCATCAGTCACAACACCATCACCATTTATATCATATTTTTCATATTGACTATCCGGCTCAAGCTTTTTTTGTGCCACCGTTAACTCCTTCTTCTATTTTCTGCCTTCACTCTCTCTTCCTCATCTTTGAGATAATTTATTAGTAAACCGATATATATTTCCCTCTCCCACGGTATCATATTCTCTAGTTCTGTCAAACTATATTTATGATGTTGCATCAGTGAAAAGTTCATTTCGTAGTAAGATGATACTGAAACGTGTGAGAGGGCTATGAGAAAAAATTATCTATCCCCTCTATGGTAACTTCACTTTTTACTTTTGTTTTAGGATTTTCAACATCTACAACATGAAGAAGTTTTGGCATAGTGTCAAAAAATTTACCAACTCCCTCAAAAGTATCAGTTGGTAAATTATCAATAAACTCACCTAACTCTTTATCACTAAAATCTGATCTCCTGTGTATCGTATCTCCCTCAGTGATTTCTACAATACATCTATTGACTAAAGACATTGTATCGGTCACTAAATCACCAGTTCTTGAATCTGATACATCTTTTATTGTAGGCCAGCGTAAAACCATATTGATATTATCTGTTACCTGTATGGTGTTCACATGTTCATCTGTAACTTGCACATCGACTTCATCAAGATTTATGCTAACTGTTACTCTTGTTTCATCATCGTCAGGACATAAAACACTTATCTCTGCTGTCTCTCCGACTGACTTGCTGCGAATTTTTAAAAATACATATTCAAAATCAAATATTGGCATTTTAGTTGCGTTAATAGTATTAAAAGTACAATTATTCAAAATTTCAGTTAACGCATTATATACATCTGTTTTAGTATCGCTCTCTTGTAAAATCATCAAAGTCTTTTGTTCTTTCACAAGAAATGGCCTGTATTTTATTTCCTCTCCCGTTGATGGTAATTCTAAAGTGTAAGTTGGTGTATCAAGTTTTGGTAACGCCATAATTTTTCATCCTTATAATAATTTTCTCACTACAGCTGGAATATTTCTTGTTAAACTTCTTTCAACTGTATTTGTAAATGTGTCAACTAGTGTTCCACCGAGATTTTGTTGAGATTCTGCATCTAATGGTGAGAACTTTCTAAACATCCATTGCACCGTGGTTTTTATAATTTCTGTGTTTGGCCCTGCTGACAGCTCTAATGCTGCGATAGATTTAGGAAAACACTCCTCTATTCTAAGACCAAATGTCTTGCGATTATTTTGATTCAGTAAGAATATATCCATCGTTCCAACATAGTCATTGTAATATCCAGCATCAAATGTGGTTACATTATATGCCAGTTGTTGCCACTGTTCAAAAAACTTCCTCTCGTCTAATCCAGCTGTCGCTTGAAACGTCATGTTAATCTCTTCTGCGAATAACACCTCTGTGACATATTCTCTCTGTGGTCCTGTTATAGCGCCAGCACTCGCTATTTGAGTATTCACTGATCTACCTGGCATCTGAAGACTCTCTGCCCGCAAAGATATGTCTTGCACGTTGTGGCCACCCATCGCTGGAGATGCACCACGGGGCGGGTGAATTTGAACCTCATATAAGTTTGGTCTACCGTATGCGTTTTGGTCACTAAATGACGCTAGTATGTCGTTTAATAAACCAAACCCAAGAGCATCTGCGAATGTGCCTAATCCTGTTGCCATTTTTTATGTCCTTAAAACATCTTTTTAGTTTCGTTATACACCCTAGACGTAGATGCTTTCTTAAATCTCTGCACTGGTAACAAAACTGCTATTATCCATTCATCTGGTGTTACCACACGAATTTGAGACTTTAGATGACCGTAAAGATATCTTTTAACCACAGCTTTTGCCATCGGTATCGTTGATGCTCTTGCGTAGTTTATTCTAAGTTGGTCCCTCTCACTATATTGATTATCCTCTGGTATGGTATTAATTTTATCAAGTAATCTAACTCTCAAGGGTATTGGTAGATAATGAAAATTTAATCCTAAAAATCCATCATTGTATCTCTCTAAAGGTAGAACTAGTGGGAATGTGTCATAGTATGGTAGAGTCTTTTTATATTTAGGATCATATACAAACATATTCAAATTAAAAGCAGATACCCTAGTTGTTCTGCGACCATCCCTAATCAAATCTAAGGGTGATGGTTTACCAAACTCTCGTATTTTGTTTCGATACCACCTGATTGATTTTGGTGCGTCTTTCGTAGCATCTTGAACACTTTGTATGAAATTATCTTCGGCCATATAATTATTTATAACGAATACCTAAATCATCCTCTGTCAGTATCTTAAATTCCATACCGTTATCTTTACACCATTCAGTTGCGTATCTCCACTTTGAACTATTCACTCCCCAAGTTCTCACCTCATTTAAATATCTTTTAGTTTTTCTTTCGGGTTCTTTTGGTGCCTTTGTTTGTTTCTTAGGTTTTATCTCAACAATAAGTTTTTTGGTTGTCCCTTCATTCGTTTTTATCTTTATGTAAAAATCAGGGAAGTAACGATGTATCCGGCTATCCCAAGGTGACTTGTAAGGTATCACCACTTCCTCACTACCCCACTCTATGATCGACTCGCTGTGGTCACAATAAACCATGAACTTTCTTTCCCACAGAGAGCGATAGATTACATTGTGTGGATTACCTCTATATTTTTTTGGATTTTTAGGAGTGTATCGACCTTTGTATGACATGATGTATAAATACTTTAAATGATATAAGGATTATTTAGTATGCCTGTATTCACAGCACTTAGAAACAAAGCACAATCAACTGCATCTGGATTTCTTACTAAAACCGCACAAAGTGCTCTTGGACTGAATAGAGCAAAAGGTCTTAGGTTCAATCAACCCAACACTGGTCCTGTCACTGGAAATGCTCAAACCACTAGAGGTGGTGAAGTTCTTCAGTATCCCCTTGACCTTGGCACAGATGGCAATAGTCACTTCATTGCATTTTTTGTAAAACAGATTGAATCTCCAAAAGCTGAGATTGCTAGTCCGGCCGGTGATAAAGAAGAGAAAAAGCAAAAAGAGGCAGAGAAAAATACAGTGGGGAAACCGGGCGTTAGACCAAAAACAGGTGGAAGCAGATCGGCATCTCAAAATAGGGGCACAGGAACCACTCCAGCTCCCAAGGGAGCAGACCAAAAAGATAATACTGCTGACGCAAAAGAACTTAGGAAAAAAACTGATGATGCTAATAGAAAAGCATTTGGGACAGGTAAGAAATATTTATCAATACAAGAGAAAACTAGACCCACATCAAAATTAGTAAAAACTATCGCTTTGTATTTTCCGCCATCTGTGCAACAAGAATATTCGTTGAGTTACAATGAGCAGGAAATATCTAGACAAGCAGCATTTGGTGCATCAGTGATACAAGCGTTTGTTTCTGGTGGTAATTTAATTGATAACTTTAAAGCATCTGTAGACCCAGCATTGGAGGGGTTTAAATCTGTCATAAATCAAATGGGTATTGGTGCATTAGATAGTATTGCGCCAGGGTCAAAAGCTTTAATTGCACTAAACAGAGGGAAAGTTCTTGCCCCTAAAATGGAGGTCATGTTTGAAAATATTGGTAAGAGGTCATTCTCTTATAGTTTCACTTTCACTCCCTCATCTGAAGCTGAAGCAGATGAGGTTCAAAGAATTATTCAAGCGTTTAGATTTCACGCATCCGCAGATTATGCAGACGAGTTTGGTTTTGAGTTGTCAATCCCTGACCAGTTTGAAATAGAATATTACACACAAAATAACAAACCAAATGGATACTTAAATAGGATAGGAACTTGCGTGTTGGAGAAAGTTGATGTCACATACGGGGGTGATAAAATGACTTGGCACGAAACAAACCAGAATGGTGCGCCACCCACAAAAACAACGATGGCACTAAGTTTCAAGGAACTCATGACCGTCACAAAAAGTGCTATCGAAGATGGATTTTAAAAATGTATTTTTCAAAGTTCCCTTTTATATTCTACGATTCTGTTGGTAATTTTGATTTTAAGGTTGTAACTAATCTTTTAAGACGAGTTGCGTTGAGAGCAAATCTTAGAGAGGACACACTAGTTTTTGACACATATGATGTTAAAGATGGCGAAACACCAGAGATACTTGCTCATAAACTATATGATGACCCACAACTGCATTGGGTAATTCTTTTGATAAACAATATCACCGATAGGTATCATCAGTGGCCCAAACCTTATATCCAACATATAGCATATTTGAATGAAAAGTATCCAACGTCAGCAGAGTTGAATGCATTACACCACTATGAGATAGAGCAAACTTCTGGTGATACTACTATAAAAATTAACATTGGAAAGGACAACACAGACTTTTCTGATGCAACTGCAATAAGCAATGTTGAATATGAGGATGACCGACAAGATAAGCAAAGATCAATCCGTTTACTGGACCCAACATACTTGGAACAGTTTATTGAGGAATTTGAAGAACTGATGGATGAAAGTGCAATTTAATGTCAACGGCTGGTAATAAAGAAAAGATTCAAAAAGCAGGTAGTTTTCATATAGAAAAACTTGAGATTATTACCTCAAAGGGTATCGTTGTAAATTTACTTGGTGCCCTTGTGCATATAACCTTTTTTGAGGATATACAGTCGAGTAGTATAACTGGAAATTGCATAATAAATGATCTTGTGAACTTATCTACAATCGGACCTGTGATTGGTCAAGAATACCTTCGCATGAAAATAAACACTCAAGGGCTCAGCGAGGATGAGGGCACATTTGATTTTACAGACAACTTACTGGTGGTCAATTCTTTGACATCAAAGACAGAGGGTGCAAGTGGTAATGAGTTTTTAACCATAGAGTTCTCTACATCAGAGTTACAAAAAGATCAACGGATAAGAATAAATCAAAGTTATTCTGGGCCATACTCTGATATCTTCAAAAAAATTATGAGGGACCATTTGAGTTCAAAGAAAAAATTATATGTGGAACCATCAAGGGGAACGAAAAAATTGATATTCCCCAATTTCAGTCCCTTTGAAGCAATTAACATGATGAAAAGACAAGCAGTGTCAGCTCATGATGGTTCACCAACTTATATGTTTTTTGAGGATTTCAAGGGATACCATTTTAGAAGTCTATCAAGCATGTATTCTGAACCAACAGTTTTCACATATAAAACATCTGTGCCTGGTTCTAAAATAAATGACCCCATCTCTGATCTCTCAACAGTTATTGATTTTCAAATTCAGTCAATTGGTGACTCTGCTGCAGCACAAAGATTAGGCGCATACGCATCTGAACTGATATCATATGACACATACACTAGAAGACACATAACTACTATATATAATTATCTAGATAATTTTAATAGTGAGACACATGTCACTGCCGGTAAGGACACAAACATTGACGAGTTTCCATTGATATCATCCACACCAGTTCAAGGCATCTCTCGTATGAGTGATTTCCCTGCGAGGAGGTATCTTGCTCCAAACGCTAACTACATTGATGATGATGGTAACTACACAGATTTAACTGTCTTGCATGACGAGGAGGGTCGCCCTGTTTATAATGCAACACAAACTGAAATATGGTTACAAAGAAGACAATCACAACTTTTACAACTGGACAGAGGAATAACTTGTTCGATTAAGACTAATGGGAATACCTTGATAGACTGTGGAGATGTGGTTGAGTTTAATCTTCCCTCTGTGGCAGCAGCAAAAACAGAGGAAAATGACAAACTTGATTTTTTCTATAGAGGTAGATTTCTTATACGGAGAATAAGACAGGACTTTAATCTTGCATCAGGAAAACACGAATCAATCATGACACTGGTCAAAGACTCACTATCAAAAGAGTTGTTATCAACTGATGAGAGCCTTGAGTTTGAACCAGAGGACAATGACGAGATCATAGAGGAATTCTATGTCAACCAAGAGTAACATAAGAAAGGAGTAGTATTAACTTAATTATCATGCCAACAACATATCATAAGAAAAAGGAAGAAAAAATGGCTAAAACACGAAATCGTATTAAGAAAATGAACTTTCAAATTCAAGAGCGAAAAGTAGAGGAACTAACACCACTTTCAGAAGATGATAAATACATTATAGAAATGGCAGGATATCAAAAGTTAATAGGACGAACTCATGAAAACATTCCAAGATTTGCAAGAAGGTCTACAAGACCCCAACATATTTAAAGCGTTCTTTCTTGCTGGTGGACCTGGCAGCGGTAAGTCATACGTTGTCAGGGCTACCACTGGTGGCACTGGATTGCGTATTGTTAACTCTGATGACGTTTTTGAAAAATATCTCAAGGACGCTGGTTTCGACATGGACATGTCCACAGCAAAAGCAGAACGTGAGGCAGAAGAGCGTGACAAGATGCGAAAGAGAGCAAAAAAATTGACCAGAACTAGAATGGGAGATGTTACCACAGGTGAAGGTGGATATCTTGAAGGACGTATCGGTTTGATTATTGATGGCACTGGTAAAGATTATGATAAGATTGCAAAGCAAGCCACACAACTGAAACAACTTGGATATGACGTTCATATGATATTTGTAAACACCTCTCTGGACACTGCGCTTGAGAGAAACGCAAAAAGAGAACGCACAGTACCAGAAGATGTTGCGGTCAAATCATGGAATGCCGTTCAGCGCAATATCGGTAAGTTCAGTCAATATTTCAGACAGAACTTTGTGGTGGTCGATAACAATGATGCCGACGAGGATGTGTTGACCCCTGTATTCAAACAGATTAAGGGTCTTCTCAAGAAACCAGTGAGGAGTCCTATCGCAAAACAGTGGGTCAGGCAAGAGATGAAACGTAGAGGTATCACCAGAGCACCCAAGGGTTTCTAAAATTACCACTTGACAAATCTCTCTGGGTATGTCATAATATAAACATGATGAAGAGAGATTTACACTTTGTTGGGTTTCGGGGTGACGAGTTCCACTCTGCCGTTAAGGTCTGGGGTAAGCCTGACTTCTTTCACAGGGTCTTCGATGACCGTGTGATTTTCGGTGGTGAGGTTGGTGATAACGATATCATTATCTTTGCCAATGGTGCCGACGAGAGGCACACAGAGTTCACTTTCAACGATAGTGCGGTGTTCTAAGATGATTATCAAACTTACAGGTAAGACGAACCACGGTAAGAACCGCATTCGTGAACATGGCGACCTCTGGGAAGTCCTAGAGGTTCCTACAGGTGTGATAAAAATGTCACACAAACCCGCTTTCCCCCCCATCAAATCAGTCAAAACAGGTGAAGAGCGATGGCTGGATGACGTAAATTTTTCTTGGATTCCCAAAAGATTTTAGTTGACAAACCCTATTTTGTATGTTATACTTAGGTATAATCAGAGAGAGAGAAAACAATGATGAAATCTGGATGTGACCTTAGATATCTTTCCAATCCTCGTGTTATTGCAGAAGAGCTTAATAAACTTTATAATTGGAGTCCAGAATATCTAAAAAAGAGGTTTGGAAAATATAATTTTAACACTGCTTGGGATGTTGAGCTGTATGAAAGAATTGCATATATGGAAGACCGTCATCTTACCACTGGTTTCAAAGTTGTAAAAAAACGAAATTAGTTGTTGACAAACCCTGTACCATATGGTACTATTAATTATAGTGAGAAAACAAACGAGGTTGATATGACTGTTATTGTGAGAAATGGTTCTTTGAGTATTCTTTCTGGTCTGGGTAAGATGAAGGCTGCCATGATTGAGGACTATGCAAAGTTCATGCCCCCCAGCAAATCTGATACTACGGCCAAGATGAATGCCGAGTATGCTGACACTTATGACATTCGGTATGGTAAAAAATACATCAAGATTGTCTGTAACAACAGTGTTGCTGCGTTTGTCGTTGGTGTTGACAACGATAAGAAGTTCAAGAAGGGTGACATTCTGATGGCTGCTGGTTGGAATGCTCCCGCTCGGAATGCCGCACGGGGTAACATTCTTCGTGGTGGATATCCCATCAACTGGACCGGCGCTTGTTATTTGAAATAAATGTCTGCAAAAAACCACATATTAACTAGAGGCGGTGATAGCATCGCCTTTAGTGTGCGTAAAAGTAAAAATATTGCAGAGATTGACTACTATGTTGATTATAAACTGGTAGGCGAAACTGTGGTCTGTGATATATCAGAGGCAGACGATAGGTACGATGAAGCCATAAAAAATGGATATAAAGTTGCATTTTAGTGCATTTTCTTGTTGACAAACCCTGTACCGTATGGTACTATATGTATAGTGATGATGAGAAAAGAGGTTGACATGGTTGAAGTTGGTACAAAAATCATTGGTAATTTTGGTGCGATGATTCCCTTATCTTTCGGTGAGGTTGTCACCATTGAGACTTTCGATGTCGGCCCCCGTGAAAAAGAAGTCAAGGTTGTTTG